CTCACGTACCAAGAGGTAGACGAAGACCTATAGGTACACCTCAACTACCAAGAAATCCAAGAAGAAGACCTCCAATGAGACCACCTTCAATTGGATTTCCAAGAAGAAGACCACCCAATCTTCAAGTAGAACCACGTAGACTAGGAGACGATAGACCTAGAGGTGGACAGCAGATGACACCTGCTATGAGACGTAGGTTAATGGAAATGAGAAGAAGAGCACAGCAAAGAAGACAGCTACCTCCTCAACAACCAAGAGGTAGAGGAACACCTTTTACTCCTAGTGTAGGTAGACAGACACCTGCACAACGAGAGAGAGATAAAGTCTTCTTTAATAAAATGATGGAAGCCAATAAAAGAATGAGAGCTAATGTATTTGGTAGAAGAAGAAGAAAACCAACACAGGCTACACAAACACAAAGAGTAGCACAGGCACAACCTGTACCTACCCCTAGAAGAAGACCAACTCCGTTAGTACCACAGGCACAACCTGTACCAATACCAGCAACTATGGTAGTTAAAGGTGGTTCTATAACTAAAAAAAGAATAGGTGCTAATGACTTTCGTAAAGGTGGCTATGTATTATCAACTGTAGACAATAGAAAGAATAAAAAGTAATGAACTTAGTAAAACTACAAGACGAATTAGCTAATGATGAAGGAATTAAATACGAGACATATAGATGTTCACTTGGGCATCCAACTGGGGGGATAGGTCATCTTATCACTGAATGGGATGAAGAATATTACAGTGAACCTATAGGAACTAAGATACCACATGACCAAGTAGATGACTGGTTTGCGAAAGACATAGAAACAACTATAAAAGATTGTAACCTACTCTTTTCGCAATTTAATAACCTACCTGAAGACATACAACACGTATTAGCAAATATGTGTTTTCAATTAGGTAGACCTAGACTATCTCAATTTAAGAATATGATTGCTGCTGTAGAAGATTTAGACTGGGAAAGAATGGCAGACGAGATGGAAAACAGTAGGTGGTTTAAGCAAACACCTAACAGAGCCAAACGTCTAATAGCAATCGTTGATAGGCAATTTGTAAGAGAAAGTGTTCCAACATGAGTGAGTTAGAGTTTAAAAAAATAGGCAAGGGGAAGGATGCAGGATTTGTTATCAAAGATAAAGATGGCAAAGGCTTTGGCTCAATAAAAAATAAACCATCTGCTGATAAATTAGGAAATAAAATTGAATTAAGAATAAATAAACCTATTCCACGTTCTATTAGAAACCAAATACAAAATGAAAGAATAAAAAAAGGTTTATTAACACCCGGACAAATAAAGTTAGCAAAGAGATTTGACAGCGAAAAAAAACCAGTACACAGGATGCCTGTAAAAACTATAGCTGAAGCAAAGAAACTTGCAGCTAAAATATTAAAAGTAGGTGGTGGTAGCAGAAATGGTCCTATAACTCAAATACAAGAAAAATTATTAATTAGAAAGAAGAAATTAAAATGAGTAGAGAACTAACTGAAAGACAACAAAAGTTTCTAGCTGTTTTATTTGATGAAGCAGGTGGAGATGTAGTAGCAGCTAAGAAGTTGGCAGGTTATGCTGAAACATCTAGCACAACAGAGATAGTGAAATCCATGAAGGATGAGATACTAGAAGCTACGCAGTTGTATATGAGTAGGAACGCACCTAAAGCTGCAATGGCTATGGTGGGTGGTCTATACGACCCTACTGAGTTAGGTTTAAAAGATAAGATGATGGCAGCTAAAGAATTACTAGACAGGACAGGCTTAGTGAAAACTGAGAAGATGCAAGTAGAAAGCACTGGTGGTGTTATGCTACTGCCACCAAAACAAGGAGAATAAGATGAATCCAATAATATTAAACATAGCAACAAAAGGACTTAGTGCCGGTGCTAAAATTATTTTAAAGCAGTTAAAAACTTTAATAAAAAAGTCTAAAAAAACAACAAAAGACAAAGAAAAAATTTCTAAACTAAAAAAGGAATTAAATGCAGATAAAACTGTAAAAGAGAAAAAAAAGGTATTACAAGATAAAAAACTTACAGCAGAAGTAAAAGAAGGTAGTCGTACTAAAACTATTTCAAAAAAAGGTAGGGGAGAAGCAAAAAATCAAGCCACTAGATATGAGTCTGGAAAAAAACAAGAAATAGATGATGCGTGGTACAAAGGTATGAATAAAAGAATTGCTGATATGCACAAAGAGCAAAACAAAAGAATGGGTTTATCTGAAGATGGATTATCAATGAAGTATAGTACTGGTGGTCTATCATCAAAAAAATATATGAATCCTATAAAAGTAGTAGATAACTTAAAAAAGAAAAAGAAATAATGGATAGAAGTGTAGGTAAGTGGAAGTTACCACAACCAACAGATTTAAAAGATGAAGAACAAAAAGAATGGGTACAGATACCTCGCATAGCTAGAACTGTTCCATTTGGATATAGGATAAACGAACAAGACCCTGACTTACTTGACCCAATACCATACGAACTAGAAGCCATAGAGATGGCAAGAAAGTATGTAAAGCAATATTCATATCGTGAAGTAGCTAATTGGATGACAACTAAAACGAAACGAGTTATCTCTCACGTAGGTTTAAGGAAAAGATTACTACATGAAAAACAACGTAAGAACCAAGCTAGAACTCTCCGAAAGTGGTCTGAGTACGCAGAAAAGGCGATACAAAAAGCGAAAGCCATTGAAGAAGCAAGAACAGGTGCAAGAGCCTAAGATACAGGAAGTTGCAGATGTAGAAGCAGTACCTGTAGAAGAACAAAATGTAGTATTTAAACCTAACATAGGACCTCAAACAGAGTTTCTTGCTGCAGGTGAAAGAGAAGTTTTATATGGTGGTTCAGCAGGAGGTGGTAAGTCGTATGCCATGTTAGCAGACCCACTTCGTTACATGGGTCATCCATCGTTTAGTGGATTGTTGTTACGACACACAACAGAAGAATTAAGAGAACTTATATTTAAGTCAAAAGAAATATACCCACAAATATGGAAGGGTATTAAGTGGTCAGAAAGAAAGATGCAGTGGGAAGCACCATCAGGTGCAAGGTTATGGATGTCATACTTAGACCGAGATGATGATGTACTTCGTTATCAAGGTTTGGCATTTAGTTGGATAGGGTTTGACGAATTAACCCAATGGTCTACTCCGTATGCTTGGAACTATATGCGTTCACGTTTGCGTTCAGTTGCACAGGATTTACCTGTCTACATGAGAGCAACAACTAACCCCGGAGGTCCGGGTCATCAGTGGGTCAAGAAAATGTTCATTGACCCTGCACCATACGGAAGACAATTTGATGCCACAGATATTGAATCAGGGAATGTTCTTTCCTATCCAAAAGGACACAGTAAAGCAGGACAAGCACTATTTAAAAGAAGATTTATCCCTGCAAGATTATCAGACAACCCATACTTGTCTGCCCAAGGTGACTATGAAGCAATGCTTCTATCCTTACCTGAACACCAACGTAAGCAGTTGCTTGAGGGTGATTGGGATATTAAAGAAGGTGCTGCTTTTACTGAGTTTGATAGGAATATTCACGTTGTTGAACCTTTTTCAATTCCAAGAAATTGGGTTAAATTTCGTGCTTGTGACTATGGTTATGGCTCTTATAGTGGTGTGCTGTGGTTTGCTGTTTCTCCAGATGAGCAGATTATTGTATATAGAGAGTTGTATTGTAGCAAAGTACTTGCCACAGATTTGGCAGATATGATACTGGATGCTGAAGCTGATGATGGAAATATTAAGTATGGGGTTTTGGATAGCTCTCTTTGGCATAAACGTGGTGATACTGGTCCTTCTTTGGCTGAACAAATGATTATGAAGGGATGCAGATTTAGACCTTCAGATAGAAGTAAAGGTAGTCGTGTATCAGGAAAGAATGAAATACATAGGCGATTACAGGTAGATGAGTTTACAGAAGAACCTAGATTAGTTTTCTTTAACACATGTACTAATATGGTTTCACAATTACCTGCATTACCATTGGATAAAAAGAATCCAGAAGATGTAGACACAAGAGCAGAAGACCACTTGTATGATGCATTAAGATATGGTATAATGTCAAGACCGAGGTTTAGTATATTTGACTATGACCCAATGGGCAGACCTAGTAACAGTATGCCAATGGCAGACTCTACATTTGGATATTAAGGATATAACATGGCAGAAAAAGATGAAGTAACACTAGATGATGATTCAGTAGCATTAGAAGATACTGAAGAATCAATAGTTAGTGACATAGGAGTAAGTGGTATTATACCATTTGTTATGGATAGATACCAACGAGCAGAAGACTATCGTAATAATGATGAAGAACGATGGTTAAGGTCTTATAGAAATTATAGGGGGTTATACGGAAGTGATGTTCAATTTACTGAAGCAGAAAAGTCAAGAGTATTTATTAAAGTTACCAAAACAAAAACTCTTGGAGCTTATGGACAAATTGTTGATGTTCTATTTGCAGGGAACAAGTTTCCTATTAGTATTGAGCCGACAGTGTTACCTGAAGGTGTCGCAAAAGATGTCAACTTTGACCCAAAGATGCCTGAACAGCTTAAGGGAGAAACTGAGACATCTTCACCTTATGGGTTTAATGGTGATGGCATGGATTTACCGAAGGGTGCTACTGAAAAAACATTGGCAGAAAGGCTGGGTCCTTTACAAGAAACTCTTGGAGAAATTGAAGGGTTGGAAGAAGGGGTAGGTAAAACACCTTCTGCTGTTACATTTAGTCCTGCGATGGTAGCTGCCAAGTCTATGGAAAAACAAATCATGGACCAATTACAAGAATCAGGTGCAAGTAAACAATTAAGAAGTACAGCATTTGAAATGGCATTATTCGGAACAGGAGTAATGAAAGGTCCTTTTGCTATAGATAAAGAATATCCTAATTGGGATGAGGAAGGTAATTATAGTCCTGTATTTAAGACTGTACCATCTACTTCACATGTATCGGTATGGAACTTTTTTCCTGACCCTGATGCTGCCAACATGGATGAAGCACAATATGTAATTGAACGACATAAAATGTCAAGAACACAATTACGTGGTTTAAAGAAAAGACCATACTTTCGTGCAAGTGTAATTGACGAAGTAATTGCATCAGGTGAGTCTTATGATAAGAAGTATTGGGAAGATGATTTATCTGACTATGCAGCAGACCACGGAATAGATAGATTTGAAGTACTAGAATATTGGGGAATGTGTGACGTTGATATGCTTGAGGAGAATGGGGTAGACATACCTAAAGAACTTAAGGAATTTGACGAATTACAAGCGAACATATGGATTAGTAATGGTAAGTTAATAAGAATGGTTCTTAATCCTTTCAAACCTGCCACTATACCTTACATGGCAGCTCCTTACGAACTTAATCCATATTCCTTCTTTGGTGTAGGTCTAGCTGAAAACATGGATGATACACAGACACTTATGAATGGTTTTATGAGAATGTCTGTAGACAATGCAGTGTTATCAGGCAACTTACTCATAGAAGTGGATGAAACTAACTTAGTTCCGGGTCAGGACTTATCTGTATATCCGGGCAAAGTGTTTAGAAGACAAGGTGGTGCTCCGGGTCAGGCTATCTTTGGTACTAAGTTTCCTAACGTATCAAATGAGAACTTACAACTATTTGACAAGGCTAGACAACTTGCAGATGAAAGCACAGGCTTTCCGTCATTCGCACACGGACAGACAGGTGTATCCGGTGTAGGTAGAACTGCATCAGGTATATCAATGCTTATGAACGCTGCGGCAGGTAGTATTAAGACTGTTATAAAGAATGTAGACGATTATTTACTCAAACCACTAGGCGAAGGTATGTTTCGTTTTAATATGCAGTTTAACTTTGACAAAGATATTAAAGGTGACTTAGAAGTTGTTGCACGTGGAACAGAAAGCCTTATGGCTAATGAAGTACGTAGTCAGAGACTAATGTCTTTCTTACAAGTGGCATCTAATCCTGCACTAGCTCCGTTTGCTAAGTTCCCTTACATTATTAGAGAGATAGCTAAGTCTATGGAACTAGACCCTGAAAAGGTTACTAATAATATGGATGAAGCAGCGTTACAAGCAGAGATATTAAAAGGTATGCAGGGTGGACAACCTCAACAACAACCACAGGCAGGACAACCACCTGTAGGTGCTAACCCATTAGACCCCACAGGAGCAGGTGGTGGTAATATAGGTACAGGACAAGCTCCTATACCAAACGAGCAAGGATTCTCAGGAAATGACGGACAAGCAGGTGCTGCAGCAAATCAAGCCGCTAGTGAACAACCT